TGCAAGCAAAAGCCAGTACCGGTACTGCGGCCTTAACGGTTTCGCAAGAGGGCTATTTGATTTTGAATGGTTAATCATGAGCACTCCAGCATGGCAACGCAAAGAAGGGAAGAATCCGAATGGCGGTCTAAACGCCAAAGGAAGAGCGTCAGCCGCGAAGGAGGGGATGCATTTAAAGCGTCCGCAACCCGAGGGCGGCTCTCGCAGGGATTCTTTTTGCGCACGAATGTCGGGGATGAAAAAGAAGTTAACGTCATCAAAGACGGCCAACGATCCCAACAGTCGGATTAACAAAAGCCTTCGGGCTTGGAACTGTGCTGATGGCTGTGCCATCAGGGGACACACAAAAGGAAGGGTTGTTTAATATGCCAAGCTCCAGCGCAAAACAACACAAGTTTATGGAAGCAATTGCCCATAACAAGGCGTTTGCAAAGAAGGTAGGGGTTCCACAAAAAGTGGGGCAAGATTTTAGCAACGCCGACAAAGGCAAGACTTTTAAAGAAGGTGGAAACATGGAAAAGCACGAAATGCATTCTCATCACATGAAGATGGCGCATCATCACTTGAAAGAAGCGATGAAGCACGGCGGTACAGCCCATCACAAAGCTTATGCTAAAGGTGGCGAAGTCACTGGCAAGCATGGCGTTGAAGAAAAAAAGGGCATGACCACAGCCAAGATGGCCAAGGTCAAAGAAGGCGGTAACAAGCGTTTTGGCGAACATGCTGTTCAAGAGCGTGGCCACACCAAAGGCATGGAGCCCAAAATGGCTGGTTCTACAACTGGTATGAAGCGTGGTGGTCACGCTAAACATCATCACAAGAAGTGAGGACATCATGCATAGCAAACATCACGAACACCACAAGCACGTTCATCCCGCTGGACACGAGCATCCCCATGAGCACAAACACCATGTGCACCACATGAAGGAGCACCATGAAGGCGGTCATATGCACCACCATCACCACTACAAAGAGCACGCGGCTGGTCACGAATTGCACCACCACGAGATCGAGCATTTGCACAAGCACCAAAAACACGACTAGGAGTACATCATGCCTATGATGCCAATGGCTAGACCAATGACTCGCCCAACAGGTTCTCGCATGCCTATTAATCCTGGTATGGCTGCGATGCGTCCCGGTGGTATGAAAAAAGGTGGCACAGCACACCGCGCTTCTGAGCGTGCAGATGGCTGTTGTTCAAAAGGCAAGACCAAAGGTCACATCGTGATGTGTGGCGGTGGGATGGCCAAAAAATGATTGCCAGCCGGGGTATGGGCGACATCAACCCATCCAAAATGCCCGGTAGAAAAACGATACATCGCAAAGATAATCCAAACGATGTATCAGTCTACAAAAAGGGTGGCGAAGTTTGGGACAAGCCTAGACCCAAAGGTTTGGGTAAATCCAAAAAACTAAGCCCCGCTAAAAAGACTGCAGCAAAGAAAGCCGCAAAAGCGGCAGGTAGACCCTACCCAAATTTGATTGATAACATGCGGGCGGCTAAGTAATGGCACAGACATCAGGCGCATCATCGTTTAACCTACAACTGACAGAGCTTGTTGAAGAAGCTTTTGAACGTTGTGGTGGTGAGTCGCGCACTGGATATGACATTAGAACCGCACGCAGGTCAATGAATCTGTTATTTGCCGACTGGGCAAATCGCGGGATCAACATGTGGACATTTGAGCAAGACGTTATCACGTTGGCTCAAGGACAACCCACATATGTGTTGCCAGATGACACAGTTGATCTACTAGAACACGTTATCAGAACCCAACAAAACCAGCCCAGTAATCAGGCGGACTTGACCATCACGCGTATCAGTGTTTCTACTTACGCCACAATTCCTAACAAATTGATTCAAGGACGCCCAATCCAGTTATGGATTCAGCGTCTGACAGCCAATACACAACCCACAGCAAACACTGTTTATGCGGCTGTAGGCACAACAGATACGCAAATTGCTATCAGTTCTTTGAATGGCATGCCCAATGCAGGCTTTATTACATTAGATAGTGAGTTGATAGGCTACAACGAACTACAACCCGCCGCTAATGGTAACCCCGCATATTTATTAAACTGCACTAGAGGTCAAGGAAACACAACTGCCGCTACCCATAGCGCTGGAATTGCAGTGCTTTTGACCCAAAAGAACAGCGTAACTGTGTGGCCAACGCCTGATGGTTCGACAACTTGGCAATTGGTCTACTGGCGCATGCGCAGAGTCCAAGATGCTGGGGGCGGAGCCAACATTCCAGACGTACCTTTCCGTTTTATTCCTTGTTTGGTAGCTGGTTTGTCCTACTACATGGCTTTAAAAGTACCTGGAGCGCTTGAAAGACTGCAAGTTTTGAAGGCTCAGTACGATGAAGCGTGGGAATTGGCTGCACAAGAAGATCATGAGAAGGCGGCAGTGCGTTTTGTGCCCCGCAGAATGTACATTGGTGGGGGTTATTCGTAATGGGTAACCGATTTTCCTCTGGCAAGAACTCGATTGCCGAGTGTGATCGGTGCGGATTCCAGTTTAAACTGACAGAACTTAAAAAAGAGATCATTAAAACCAAGGTTTATGACCTCAAAGTCTGTCCAGCTTGCTGGGATCCAGATCAGCCTCAGTTGCAATTGGGTATGTACCCAGTAGATGACCCTCAAGGCGTGCGAGATCCGCGTCCTGACACCACATACTACGCATCAGGTACAACATCTAATGGTAGTATTGGCGAAGGCAGTAGAGTTTTTCAGTGGGGCTGGAATCCAGTAGGGGGCGCTAGTAATTTTGATGTTGCTTTGACTCAAAATGCCTTGATGCCATCGGTACAAGTTGGTACAGTTACGATAGTTACAACGTAGGAGTTTAGAATGAAACACGATGACATTAAAGAAGATAAAAAGCTAATCAAAAAAGCTTTTTCTATGCACGATAAACAAGAACACCCCGGCAAACACACCAACTTGTCCAAGTTGAAAAAGGGTGGCCCCACAGGTAAAGACATGCGCGCGCAAGGCCGTAACATGGCCCGCGCCAAAAACCAAAGAGGTGGTTAAATGAAAAACTATCCAAGTGCTGTAGCAGCATTAAAAGCTGCCGAAAAACGCGGAGATAAAGAATTTAAAGTTAAATTCCTAGATAAAAAAGAGTCTGCCAAAATGGCTAAAAATAATCGTCCTGCGTCAGATTACGCAAAACCCCACACAATGACTGGTAAAGCCATTGGCCCTAAAGATGCGGGTACAGAGCCTGAGTTCCAGAAGAAAAAGAACTGGGTACCACTTATGGGCGTGTCTATTACGATGGATGACCGTGTTGAGACCGAAGGCATCAAGATTCGTGGTACAGGCGCAGCGACTAAAGGCGTGATGGCAAGAGGCCCGATGGCATGACCTATTCCGAACTTGTTCAACTAGTACAGGATTACACGCAAAACTACGAGACCACTTTCGTAGCGGATATTCCTATGTTCGTTGAACAAGCGGAACAGCGCATCTACAACTCGATTCAGTTTCCTTCAATCAGGAAAAACGTGACGGGTGTCCTTACACAATACAATCAGTATCTGTCGTTGCCAACAGACTTCTTGGCCGTTTATTCGATTGCGTTGTATCAAAATGCCACCACGACTGGAACAGGTACTTCAGGTGCATTTTCTATAACGGTTACAAGTTCTTCTGGTGTTTCAGTTGGGCAGTACGTTTCTGGAACTGGCATAGCTATTGGAGCGATTGTTACCAACGTCAATGGCGTAGTAATAACCCTAAGTCTCGCCAATACAAATGCGGTTTCTGGAACAATAACATTCCAAGGCGCACAAACATTCCTTTTGAATAAAGACGTCAACTTTATTCGTGAAGCATACAGCAACCCAATTGCGTATGGCACTCCTGCTTACTACGCTTTGTACGGGCCTACTGTAACCAGTGGCACAGTTACCAATAATCTATCCATTATTCTGGGCCCAACCCCTGATGTATCATATTTAACAGAGCTGCACTACTACTATTACCCAGTGTCGATTGTGCAAGGCGCAATAAACACAACGAGCATTTATGCACCGGGTAGCGGATACACAAACGGAACATATTACAACCAGACACTATCTGGTGGTACTGGTAGTGGGGCTCGTGCAGATATTGTTGTTAGTGGCAATGTAGTCACATCGGCAACAATTAATTATGCAGGCTCTTATTACGCTGTTGGCGACATCATCAACGCCAATTTGCCCGGCGGCTCTGGATTCCAAGTGCAAGTCACCGCTATTAATAATGCGGCTGGCACAAGTTGGCTTGGTCAAAACTTTGATACCGTCTTGTTGTACGGTACTTTGGTTGAAGCCTACACATTTATGAAAGGCGAGGCAGATATGCTTGCGCTATACAACCAGAAGTATGGCGAAGCCCTTGCATTGGCTAAACGTCTTGGCGATGGTATGGAGCGCAGAGATGCCTACAGATCAGGTCAAGCTAGAGTGGATGTGCCGTAATGTCTATTGTTCAAACAGCCACCACCAGTTTCAAAGTCCAGCTTGCGCAGGGCTTACACAACTTTGGGCCCACCAGCCCAAACACTTTTTATGTTGCGTTGTTCAATTCAACGGCTACATTAAATGCCGCCACAACTCAGTACACAACGCAACTTGTTGGCGAAGTAACAGGTACAGGTTATACGCAAGGCGGACAGCAACTTGTTGTTAGCCAAACACCAACATCAGGGGCCACAAACGGCACGGTGGCTTACTGGTCATTTGCCAATGCAGTCTGGAATCCAGCAGCATTTACAGCTCGTGGTGCGCTGATTTACAATGCTAGTCAGAACAATGCATCGGTAGCAATACTTGATTTTGGCGCAGATAAAATTTGTACCAGTACATTTACGATTCAGTTCCCATCGGTTACCAACACAACCGCAATTTTAAGGATTGCATAAGGAGTTTTCATGAATGATAACGTAACTGCCAACGATCAAGTCGAGGCATCCACCAAATACAATACACAGCCTTCTGACTCAATGTCAATTGAAGGTTTTTATACAGCCATTTGTTATAGTGCTGATGGTTTTGTAAAGTGGTCAGAAGACATCCACAATGTAGTGTGTACCGTTGGTAAAAATGCTACGCTAGATGGTATTTTGGGCAACTCTGCTCAAGGTGCTGTAGTGATGGGTCTTAAAGGTACTGGAACAGCACTTGCCGCAGACACCATGACATCGCATTCATCATGGCTAGAAGTTGGTGGAACAAACGCCCCATCTTACTCAGGCAATCGTCCTACCCCCACATTTAGTGCTGCTTCTTCTGGTAGTAAACAGACATCATCTGCTGTTACTTTTACCATGACTGGTACTGGTACTGTTGCAGGTTGTTTTATAAACATTAATGGAAGCGCAACAAAAGACACTACAACAGGGATTTTGTTCTCTGCTGGAGATTTTTCTAGCTCCAAGTCTGTTGTTTCTGGCGATACCATTGCTGTTACTTACACTGCTACATTGACCTAATATGGCAACGGCATGGGGTTACGGCAACTGGGGTGCTGGCCTCTGGGGAGGCGGAACCCCTTATTCTGATAGCGTAACTGAAACGGTTACTGTATCAGATAGTCCTAGTGCCTCTACGAGCTATAACGTCAGTGTTTCCGAAACGGCAGTATTTACAGATGCGCTTGGCGGTGGACAAATATTTTCTGTTTCTGTAACAGAGCAGGTAAGCGCATACGCGGGATGGGGTCAAAGTACTTGGGGTAACTACGCATGGGGTGGCACAAACACCATGACGGATACCCAGACTGTAGCGTATACAGCGGGTACAACGGTATCAGAAACAGTGGCTATTTCTGACTCTGAAAGTTCAGCAACAACTTATACCGGGTCGGTTACAGAAACAGCAGCGGCAACTGAGACTGAAGCAGTCGCTTACACGGCAGCGGTGGCAGTAACAGAAACAGCAGCAGCCACGGAGTCAGAGTCTTATTCCTATGGTGGAAACGGCACAGTAACAGAGACAATGGCCGTTACAACAACCCAGGCTGTTGGTAGCTATTTCAATGCCGCTATAACAGAAACCACAGCGACAACAGATACAAATGCAGCACAAACTGCTTATAATGTAAGCGATAGTGAGACAGCAGCTCTGACCGATACGCAAACAGTTGCGGCAACTTTTGTAAAATCTATAATTGAAACCGCAACAATTGATGCACAAATTGCAGCACTGACTAACTACAATGTGAGTGATTCCGAGACAGCGGCGATTACGGATTTTGTAATTGGAAACAAATATTGGGAATTGATTGACGACAGCCAAGCAAGTTCATGGTCGTTAATTGACGACAGCCAAGCAAGTTCATGGGCGATAATTTCAACGAGGTAGTACAACATGTCATCAAATACAACGCTATTGGGCCTTAATCTACCGCAAACTGGCGGTGATTCAGGTATTTGGGGTGACGATATTAACAACGGCATGACAGAGCTGGTTGAAATATCGCTCGCGGGAACAAACAACATCACAGTAACAACCGATGTAACGCTGTCAATAACAAACGGTAATAACTCTTCATCGTTTAGTTCAACCGCTACAAACTCCACGGTTGCTCAGTACGCAGTCATTAATTTGACTGGATCAAGAAGCACAACGCAAAACATTATCGTACCTGCATATAGCAAAACATACATTGTCTACAACAACACATCTGGTGGGCAATCAGTCACTGTTAAAAAGTCGGGTGGCACAGGAGTATCTGTTGCCAACGGCGAAAAAGCTATTTGTTATTACGATAATGTAACTGCTACTGATGTTATTAAAATTGCATCTTCAGTAGTAACTGCATCAGGTATTAGTGGTGTTGTTTCTGCTACAAACGGTGGTACAGGCGTAGCAAACAATTCAGCAAGCACCATTACTATTTCAGGTAACTTTGGAACAACATTAACTGTTACTGGCACAACTGCTGTCACATTACCAACAAGCGGAACATTACTTAGCACAGCCGCTTTAGTCACAACTGCGCAAGGCGGTACAGGAAGTTCAACTCTTACTTTTCCCTCTGGCACCGTATCTATTGGTTACTTGAACATTCCTCAAAATAGCCAATCAGCGGCTTATACAACGGTTGCAGCAGACGCAGGTACAACAATATTTCATCCAGCAAGTGATGCAAATGCTCGCACTTTTACAATTGCAGCAAACGCTTCAGTACCTTATGCTATTGGCACAGTCATTCAATTTATCAATATGTCATCAAGCAACGTAACAATTGCTATTAACTCTGACACGTTGACATGGGCGTCTGGTGGCACTTCTGGATCAAGAACATTGGCACAGTACGGTGTGGCCAACTGCATCAAGATTGCAACAACTCAATGGTTACTTACAGGGGCTAATGTAACATGAGCGGAATACTTAATGCTTATACGGGGGGGACATATACTCCACCCGGCCCAAAATACCCATGCATTACCAGTTCTGGTGCGTGCGTAACAACAAGTGGCAATTACAAAATAGCCGTATTCAATGGAAGCGGTTCCTTAACAGTAAATAAACTTGGCTACGACACATCAGAAGGTGCATCTGTCACTGCTTTAGTTGTAGCAGGTGGGGGCGCTTCTGGTCGCGGTTATGGTGGAGGTGGAGGTGCTGGCGGCTTTAATTGCGCATCCAAAACAGTTACAACAACAACTTATTCTGTA